ACGCTCGTCAACAAGCGGCAGAAGCTCAATTGATTGAACGTCAACGTCAGGCGGAAGCTGAACTCTTTGAAACCCAAAAAGAAGCAGAAGCTCGTAAGGCCCAAGCTGAGGCTGAGAAGTTTGCTCAACTTCAAGAAGCTGAAGCAATCGAAGCTAAAGGACGTGCTGAGGCCGAAGCTATTCGATTGAAACTTGAAGCAGAAGCGCAAGGTCTAGATAAGAAAGCCGAAGCCATGAAGAAAATGCAGGAAGCTGCGATTACTGAAATGGTTGTTGATAAACTTCCTGAAATCGCACGCGCCGTGGCAGAACCTCTTACTAAGGTGGACAAAATCACTATGTATGGTGAGGGCAACGCTTCTAGAATGGTTGGTGATATTATGCAGACCATTGACCAAGTATCACAAGGTGCAGGATTTGATATTCGTCAATTGCTGACCAGCGCTTTAGGTGTCAATATGACAGTCAACAAACTGAAGCAAGATGAACAGCCTGTAATTGAAGCTGAAGAAATTACTTCTGCTGACAAATAAAAAAATATAAAAAGACTAGAGTTCAATTTGATTTGAACCCTAGCCTTTTTGTTTTAAATTAATTAATAGTAGTAACAATACCCGTTATACAAATACATATAGTTCCCATAACCATCTGTATAATATTTCCAATAACCAGAACTGTCAACATAGCCATAATAAGCAATATTATCATTTACGCCTTTAATAACAGACGGTCTAACTGGTTTTTCTTGCCACTTTCTAAAGGCAGCTTCTGGAGGCCCTGAGTAGCCCATAGTCGTGTCCACATCATAAGTGGATGGTTTGGTCTCGCTCGCCATAACAGGTACAGCAGAGGCTAAATTAAGGGCCAATCCAGCCACACTTGCAGTAGTAATTAGTTTTGTTTTAAAAGACTTTGAATTTATATTCATATAAAAGTCTCCTTTCTTTATATTTATTTAATTAATTAGATTGGTATTTATTTTTGTAACTGGAAAAACAGTTACAAGATATAGTATAAAACATTTTTATATACAATCAACTCAACAAGAAACGGTTTATAAAATAATCAAAACAAAAAGGCGCTTCTCAATACAAGAAACGCCTTTAGAAACTCCTTATACATCATGGTATATGAGTTACATTTATAATAACATAAAGAACTTAAATATGCCAAGGATGTAGTGAAGAAAACAAAAAGACCAAAATTGATTTTCTAGTCTTTTTTGATTGAATTTATTTAATTATTCAATATTTACATCTTCAACAGATTTATCACTACGAATTCCTTTAAAACGAGGGAAACGCAAACTGATTTCGTCATTGTTTTGATTTTTGCTGTAAGAAGTATATTGAATTTCTCCAATAGCTCCAAGGTACTTATCTTGGTTATTCCAGATTTCATCTCGAAGCTCATCTGTAAGTCCAGAACCAAACTTGACAGGAACACCTTCAAAATCCATAATCAATGCCCCTAGAGTATTTTCATACTTGGTATATGGAGCGCCGGGTTCAAATCCAATGATTTCAAGGTCGGCCGATTTAGTTGGCTTAATCTTCAGTAGACCATTATGACGTTTACATTCATAAGGTGTATCAAGATTTAGCATCAGGCCTTCTTCTCCTAGAGCTACCTGCTCATCAAAGAGTTTGTAGATAGCCTCTAGGTCATTATAGACATCCTCAGTCTCCATAAGGACAGGAACAAGTTCAATGCCTGTTACATCAGGAACATTCAAGAAAACATCATTTAACATGTTTCGCCGGTCTTTATAAGTAAGAATAGATTTCTTATCTTGGAAGAATTCATCTGTTCCAACAATATCAAATACATGATAAGTCAGGTTAGATTTTTCACCATCTTTACGGATGATTTTAGAAGTTTCGTTAAACCATTCTTCTTTTGGTTTATCTGATTCTGTAATCAGGATTTCACCATCTAAGAATAGTCCTTCTGGATAAACCTTGGCTAGTTTGTTCCAGTCAAAAGATTTAAAGATGCTCGTTGCAACATCTGTCATTCCTGTAACTGGTTTTCCTTGCCGGGTAAAGAAATTCACGTTGATGCAGCCACCAATACCATTCAGTTCATCAAAAGAAACCTGAGCAAGCGTTCTGTGGCCATCTAGTTTTAATGTAATAAATCCTAGAAGAGCTTTTAGTTTTTCTGAATCTAGTTTGTCAATTGATTTGGCCAACTGAACCTCAAAAACAGGAATAAATCCTTCTCCGTAAACGGCATTGACTGTTTTGGCTGTGACACCCAGTTTAAGAGATTTTGTTACCACCTTTTCAATGAAATCATGAAGTTCTTCTGGTTGACTTTGAATATATTGGTGAACAACACGAATATCTGCATCTCGGCCAGTATTATTCACTTTAAGATAATTCAATAAACTTAAAAGATTATTGATTTCTTGTCCAGAATTTTCTTTATGAATATCATCACCGAATGACTTCCTACGTTCTAGTTTTTTTGCTGAAATTCCTGTAGTAATATCGTTGTTTAATAGGAATTTTAGAAGCTCCTTAAAACGTTCATCAGCCTTGTTGAAACGTAAGACTGTTTCTTTGCCAGCTTTGGTTGTTTCAGTCGTAAGATTGTCCATTGATTTTTTGAGGAACTTCAAACCCTCAACTGTCGCCAAAAAAGTTGTCATACTTTTTCTCCTTTTTCTATTTGAAATTAAATGTTTTATTGTAAAATTTATTGTTTTACATTGATTATTATAAGCAAAAGACCTTGAAATGACAAGGCCTTTATTATGTTTAATTTAGGTTAGGTTATACATCATATCCATATTTGTCTACAATGTAATTTTGGATAAATGATTTTATCTTCTCGAATTTTGCTTTGTACTCCATGATAGAATCTTTTGATGCTTTATCTGGTGTAAAATATTGGGTTGAGATATTGAAATGAGTTTCAATGTCCATATCGTTCCCACTGTATCGAACTTGCAATGTACAAAGACAAAATAGAGTTTGATTGTTTTTATTGTAACTGAGGAAAATAGGCACATCCTTTGTCTTTTGTTTGGCTTTGCGTTCCTCGTTTGCATATTGCCTGTTGATTTCATAATTAAGGTTATCAAAGTTCCCAGTGTAATCACATTTAATCAAGTCCAATATTTCTTTTGGGCATTGATGAATTGTGATAGGTTTGTACTGAGAAAATTCTTCCAATACATCTTTTGTTTCATCTGGCATGGCCACTTTGGAATAATTGAACTTTTTGTTTTCCTTTTTCTTGATGATTTGCTTCAATTTTCTAATTGCAGCTCTAAACTCAATCACATCTCGAACTTTATTAGCATCTTCCAACATAAGGTCAAGGGTCTTATAGTTTGCTGGTATTCTTTTATAAAACAATTTGAGATTTTTTAGTTTCATTGCAAATTTTGTCGTTTTATAAGTAAGACGCTCATCATCAGAATATTTATCTTTGTAATAGCTGCTCAACCAGTCATATTCTGTTATTCTTCTTGGGTGATTAAATACTTCATTGAACACTTTGTCGTAAATAGAAGCTTTCCCTTGACCATGCGTTCTATACCAACCATAAAATCGAGGCCATTCTTCTTTATCTAAAATCAACCAAATTTTAAACAAATAATAGAGGTCTGTAATTGGAATTTGCTCTATATTTCTATCTGAAATGAGTGGGGAAAATTTCGAGAATTGACTGTATTTTCTCTTAAAAATATCCCTTTTACTTGTTTTTCTTTTTAGACCTGCCTGATGCAAGTCTTCCATAGTCAAGGTCGTATTAAGCCTTGCTCCTGAGCCATCTCTATACAAGAATTCAATGTTTTGCCTTGATAGTTTTACAAGTTCTTCCTGATGTTCTTTTAGACATGAGAATTCTTTTAAGTTCGGATAAGGAAAATCTTTAATTAAATATGTAGACAGGCCATCATAGGCTAACGTGTCTGAAAATGCGCTTCTCTTTTGTTTTGTTTTAAATGAAATATGGTTACTATCTTCATCAAAAAACAAATAGCGCTGAGAATTACTTTGACTTGACTGTAATTCTAGTTTAAAAACACCATCATTCGCTGTATACAAACTTCCAATATTAGTGCAAAAAAGAGTGTCTATTTTTATGTATGGTCTTTCTTTGTAGTCATAGGTAAGTTTGATATGTAGAAAACGTTCATCAACATTGTCATTTTTGATGTTAATGCCATCAATTATACTTGGATTATCCTGAATGATTTTGTAAATGGATTGCATCCGCAAAAGAAAATTTTTAAGCACTTCATGGTCATCAACGATTTCATAGTTGTTATAGTCATCATTTTCTGGTTTTTGCAGCATAAAAAGAACTGAATTTCTCAGTTGTCCAGCATCAGAAAAATCAAATTTTATATTTAATTTATTAGCAACTTGTATCAAGTCCATGTTAGCCTTTTTCTTATAGAAATCAAAGAATTTTTGTGCTGTTATCATTATTGTCTCCTAGTGGTTTCTTTGTCTTGTTATTTCTTTATATTTTACCATAATTTAAGCTAAAAATAAACTTAAATAATAGAATAACTGCAAACAAAAAAACACTCTTAATAAGAGTGTTTGATTTTCGGTATTATCTACCATAATGCAGTTTGCCGTGACTATCTTCAAATTCAAGCCACCAGTCACTACAATCATCTGAGTTACGAAGTTCATAACCTGTAGCATGACAATTTTCTTCATTGTCAGATTCTGTTGAGAAAGTTTGGTCGAAGATTCCGTTGCTACCGTTTTTTAGTTCAACAAGGCATGGATATGTCTTCGATTCATCTTCACTATAAATCGGATATTCATCACACCCATCAATATCCTCTTCTTTTTGTTGTTCTGAGACGAAGTAATTTTCAATGCTCCAAATCCCTTTGTTATTGTCAACAAAATCTTCAAATGATACAACGGTTAAGCAAATATTTTTTGCAAAACAAGCACGAATAACACATGGAATGAAATAAAGTTCTGTTTCATTAATAAGTAGAATCAGATTATCTCCAGATTCCATCTTATTTTCTTCAATGAAGTTGAAAGCAGCTTCCTCGATTTCATGACGAGAAGTATACAGCTCTTCATAAGTCATGTCTGATTTTTTAAGTAGAGGTGCAACATGTTCCCCCGCTTTTTTCATGTTGTACAAACTAATGCGTTTTTTCATTTTTGTTTTCTCCTTTTTTATTTTTTAAATAATATTTATAAAAATGATTACAGGTAATATTATAAAACAAAAAAACACCCATAAAGAGTGTTTTTTAAAAATTTAGTTTTAGAAACATTTGTGAACAACCTTAATGTGAGGACGGTAATCAAGACTCAGGCTTTCAATGTACCGGCCTTCTTTCGTTTCAAAAAGCGAGGCAAACTCACGATAACGAAGATACTCATATTCATCTTCAAAATAAGGGTGTAAACTATCTAAAAAATCTATAATCTTCTCTTCTATATCAAACCAACTGGGACTAGAGTAGACTCCAATACCATCAATGAAAAGAGTCAATGAGTCTTGAGTTTCTTTAACAAGTTTTTTAGCATCAATTTTTTGATACCAAACTTTGTCATCACTCTTTAAGTCAATATATCCTTCAAAGTTTTTTATATTTTCTGCAAAAAAACTAGCAAGTTTTTCCATGACCATGATTGAAATGGAAGAATAATCCATCCAGATATTTGATGTAGGGAAAAGATTAAGCCTGTGTGTTTCATTAATTACATTATCGAACAAGTCTTTTTTATCAAACTTTAAGTGATTTCTGTAATTATAAGAAACAGAGCCAGCTTCTCCTTTGTAGGTAAATTTTACAAAACCTGATACAGTTTTCAAGGTGTCAGTTTCTTTTCCTGATTCAAAACTAACATCTTTATGTGTTGATGGGTCATACTTTTCTTCAACAACATTAAAGTCATGCTCAGCTTTCTCGTCAATATTCCAAAGAAAGAAATTTACCAATCTTTGAAATGGCAGCTCACCTACAATTTTAACATTTGTTGTAACATTTTCCATTTTTGTTTTCTCCTTTTTGTTTTTAAAATAATAATATTTGTAAAAATGATTACAAGTAATATTATAACATTAAAAAAACACTCGTTATGAGTGTTTTGGTTTTCTAAAAGGATTCTGTTTTCTTTTGTCTTTTACGATTTTGATGCATGGTTGGTAATTCATTGGCCCTTCCAATCGTAGAACATTATTCTTAGGAGTCAACTCTTCAACAGATTTTAACGCTGCTTCATAGTAATTGTCATTGTAGAAGAAAATCTTCATGCTCTGAACATATTCTAAGACTTTGTTTTTTGCTTCATCAAAAGAAAAATGCCTTAGATTGCTATAGAAGATACCGTGTATTTGAAGAGAATAAGTGTCTTCTGGGGCTTCAGGGAATAAGTCTTCTTCCTTCACCTTTTCATACCAAGCATCATTGTCTCCAATGTAACCATTGAATTCAAAGGCGATTCTTGGCATAATGTCAAGAATTTCACTATCCGCATCCATGACTAATTCAGTCTGAGGAAAATTATTTAGTTCTGGAGTGCCGTGTTTGAAGTT